GTTGAAGAAGGTTGTGATCTGATGTCCCGACACTTCACCACCCAATAGCATGATGAGAGTACCGAAGAAGTCGACGACAGCTGTAATGTTGTCAGAAAGAAGCGTATCCAGTGCCAACAGTTCCTGCTGGGTAAACCCACAGAACTTTGCCACATCTAGGAACACCTTTTTGGCGCCATTCTGGATAAGGATAGAGAGGATCTTATCGAAACCTTTAAAATCTCCAGCCATCCAGTTGTCACCTGGAATCTTTTCGGATTCCTTATACAAGTCATCCCACTGTTCCGAATGTGTGTTAAGACCGACCGCATGACGAAACAAATCTCGTCTACGGACCATCACACGCGTAAGGCCAGTGGTGAACATTCTCATAACTGTGAGAAACGCAACTGGACACATGTAAAAACCACGTGTCTTCTTCATAGCTCTCTTAGCCAAGGAAATCATCTCATCCTTAAGCTGAGCAGTGAAAATGGGGTGTGTGCGAATCCCTTGTATGGTTAGTTCATAAATCCGAGTAATCTCAGCTACGACTTCATCATCGTACTGGCGGAACGTTGACCATTCCTCAAACTCCTCCTCACTCCGAATATACTTCTTCTTAGGACCTGGAAAACCATGACCAGCTGAGGTTGTAAACTTCTGAGCATCTACATTCGGAATTCCGGGGAAGCCGTTAACAGCCACACTCAGAGGAACCACGTGCACGTCTTCAACATCTTCCTTAGTGAAACCACTAGTAAGATGTTCTGAAAACGAATCACAACAAATCCGAAAGAGACTCTCTTTCATGGAATGAGTCGGACACAGGTACTCCTTAAGAATGTTCTGTTGTGGCTCCCAGGAACCCATATCAGGATTGGTCAAACGGTCAACCATGTTGAGCCCTCGCATAGGTCCCTCATGGAGGAGGAACGGAGCGATTGCTGTATGTCGACCATTGGCTTTAGGTCGAGGTCTGAAACCGCGTAGTGCACCAAAAACCATCAACTGACCTTCCTTGTGAAAGTCAGTGTAGAGCTTATCTTTCTCTGAGAGATCAGACTGAGCTACAGTACCAGTTGGAGTAACAACACCAACCTGGACCATAGGTTCAATTTCAAAGTCCTCGAAGAAAATGGGTGCAGCGTGTGTTACAAAGCGAGCTTCGTTAAACGCGCAATGAATA